ATTAGGAGCTTTAGTAGATTCGGGTAAAAGATTTGCAGCTACCGTAGAAGACCCAACAGGTGATGGCAATTCAGAAGCCCCTGTAGGAACAACAGTAGCGTTAATGGAAAAAGGACAAAGAGTTATGTCTGCAATCCATAAAAGATTACATTACGCACAAAGAACTGAGTTTAAAATATTAAAAAGAGTATTTGGTGAGTTTTTACCTGCACAATACCCTTATCAAGTACAAGGTGCTTCAGAAAACGTATTTAAAGAAGATTTTGATAGTTCTGTAGATGTTATACCTGTAAGTGACCCAAATATCTTTAGTATGACTCAAAGAATTACTTTAGCTCAAACTCAGCTACAAATGGCACAATCAGCCCCAGAATTGCATGATTTAAGAGAATCTTACAGAAAAATGTATATTGCGTTAAATATTAAAGATATAGACGCATTATTGCCTCCTGAACAAGAAGTACCCGCACGTGACCCGATATCAGAACAACAAGCGTCATTAACAGGTCAACCAATAAAAGCTTATGATTTCCAAAACCATGAAGCTTATGTAGCGGCTCATTCTTCGTTTTTACAAAACCCAATGGTTCAACAAAACCCTGTAGCGTCTCAATCAATTAGTGCTAATATACAAGAACACCAAGCAATGCTGTATAGACAACAAATAGAACAAGCAATGGGTCAACCGTTACCTCAAATAGAAGATGGACAAATGCCTCCAGAAGTTATGAACCAAATTGCTTCTATGGCAGCACAAGCTACGCAACAAGTTACGGGTCAAGCACAAGCAATGGCACAAGCCCAAGCGGCAGCACAACAAGATCCACAACGTCAAATGTTTGATGCACAACTACAACTCGAAAGAGAACAGTTAATGCAAAAAACAGAAGACGATATGCGTGATGCAGAAATAGCTATGAGTATAGCACAACTAGACGCACAAATTAAACGAGAGAAAATAGAAGCTGACCTAAGAGTACAAGATACTAAAGCGGCTATAGAATTACAACAACTAGAGCAGAAAGCAAAAGCTGATGCTGAAAAGAACTACACCGAACTAGTAAAAACAGTTAGGGACAGTAGAAAACAAAACGGAGAAAAATAATGCGAGAGTATTACGACAAGATGAAAGGTTACCCATCACCTTCTAAAAAAGCTAATAGAACTGAATCTAGTGAATCATCAATAGTTGACAACACTAAAACTAAATCTGTTGAAGCAGGTGTTTGTTTAGATAAGCCAGAAGAGGCTAAAGTTAAAGGAGCATACGGGCAAACAAAAGGACTTCTTTGGTATAGGTCAATTAAATAAGTGGACTATATCTTAGCTACGGAGCATTTGCTCCGTAAATATCGTGAGAGAAAAGAAGCTCTTACGCACACGCTGGCTGCTGGAAGTATTGAGAATTTTGAACAATACCAAAGAGTAGTTGGTGAACTAGCAGGTTTGAGTTTCTGTGAACAGGAAATTCAAACTTTACATTCCAATATGGAGGATGCAAATGACTGATGTCGAAACAAAAAACGTTCCAGATAGAGTATTAAGAGAATTCGGAAGTGATGCCCCACCCCCTACGGTAGAGCCTATGATCACTCCTGAAAACTTAGACTCTCATGCGAGTTCTTTACCTAGACCAACTGGGTATCGAATTTTAATATTACCTTTCACACAATCTTCTGTAACTAAAGGCGGTATACATTTAGCTAAAGCTACTGTTGACAAGGAAAGACTTGCAACTGTTGTTGGCTATGTTGTCGAGTTAGGACCAGATGCGTATAGTGACATGCACAAGTTTCCAGAAGGAGCTTGGTGTAAGAAAGGTGATTGGGTAATCTTCGGTAGGTACGCAGGTGCTCGTTTTCAAATAGAAGGTGGCGATATGCGTCTTTTAAATGATGACGAAATTTTAGCGTGTATCGATGACCCAGAAGCAATTTTATCATAACAATCTTGAGGAGGACTCATGCAAAATAACGAAGCACAAGAACTAGAATTAGAACTAGAACTTCCCGAAGGGGAAGTAGACATACACGCAGCTGACGTAGACACATCACTGCCAGATACAATTCAACAACAAGAAACAGTACAGGAAACTAGTACTGGTAAAGAGTTGGATGAAATTAGTGATTCAGTACAAAAACGTATTGATAAACTAACTTATAAAATGCGAGAAGCAGAAAGACAGAGAGATGAAGCTGTTAATTATGCTCAAAGCGTTAACCACACTGCAAGTACTTTAAAAGAAAAATTAAAGAATTCCGATTCTTCCCTTTTCAAAGAGTATGATAACAGGGTACAATCAGAGATTGAAAGAGCAAAGTCTCTTTTAAGAGAGGCACAGGATTCGGGAGATGGAGAAGCTGTTGCTAACGCAACAGAAAAACTTTCTAGAGCAAGTGCTGAAGCAGAGAACCTTAGAAGGTTATCCGCTCAGCAACAAGTAAGAGAAAGAAACCAACCACAAGAAGTTCCTGTTGAAGCCTATAGACCGACCTTACAGCCTCAAGCGGCAGGACCAGATCCAAAAGCAGAGGAATGGGCGGGTAGAAACACATGGTTTGGAGATGATCAAGCAATGACTTTTGCAGCATTCGGAATACATAAAGAATTAGTAGATAAAGGGGTAGACCCAACATCTAATGATTACTATGTTCAAGTAGATGCAAAAATGCAAGAAAATTTTCCACATAAATTTTCACAAGAGCAGTCTGCCCCCGTGCAGCAGGTTGCTGCTTCTAGCAGAGGTGCTAGTGGTAGAAAAGGGACACGTAAAATAAAACTCACGCCGAGTCAGGTAGCAATAGCTAAAAGACTTAACGTGCCACTAGAAGAATATGCTAAGCATATCGAAGGAGTATAATATGACAGAAGATAATAAAACACTGGAAGTCACAACTGACCGTAACTCACGGTCTGCAGAGACACGAGACTCTCAAACTCGCAGAAAGCCTTGGGCACCCCCATCTATGTTAGATGCACCCGAACCACCTCCTGGATACCAGTTCAGGTGGATAAGAGAAGCTACAAGAGGCAATGATGATAAATCTAATATGTCTAAACGTATTAGAGAAGGATATGAACCTGTGAGAGCAGAAGACTTTCCTGAGTTTCAAGCCCCTACTATTGATAGTGGTAGTAACTCTGGAGTCATTGGTGTTGGAGGATTAATTCTTGCCAAAGTACCAGTCGAAACTGCAGCAGAACGTAATGCTTACTTTAAAAGTCAAGCAGAAACGGCGATGCAAGGTGTCGACCAGAACTTTATGCGAGAAAGTGACGGCAGAATGCCTATAAAAGATAGTGATATCCAAAGGTCTTCTAAAGTTGCATTTGGTAGCAAACCTACCAAAAACGGATAATAATAATAACAATGTATATAGACAAAGGAGATAATCATGGCTAATACAAATAAACCAGATGGTTTTACCCCGTCATCCCACCTTTATGGTGGTGTTATTCGTCCTGCAAAAATGAGAATCGCGAGTGAGGCAGCAGCATCCATCTTCAGTGGTGATGTTGTAACTTTATCTAGTGGTTATGTCATTCAAGGCACGGCGACGACAACACCAATTGGTGTATTTTACGGAGTATTTTATACAGCTACTGACGGCACCCCGACTTTTTCAAAAGTTTGGACTGGCGGCACAGCTACTCTTGGCGGAGACGATGCAGAAGCTCTCGTTTACAATGATCCCGCGATCGTTTACGAAGCTCAATTTACAGCTGGAACACCAGCAGTAAGCTTTATCGGCTCTAAATATACTCTTTCTACTACTGCTGGCAGCACTGTCAATGGTAGATCAAAGGAAGGGGCAACCGCAACAACATCAAGTGGTGTAGCGTTATGTGTAGGCTTCGCCTCGCAACCAAGCAATGAAATAGGTGCTTATGCGAGAGGACTCTTTACATTCCCGACTAACACATTTGCTGTATAATCTAAAGGAGATAACTAATGGCAATTAATAGAGCCCAACTAGTCAAAGAACTAGTACCAGGACTCCATGCTCTTTTTGGATTAGAGTATGAGAGATATAATAACGAGCACGAAGACATCTTCGACACTGAGAACTCCGAAAGGGCGTTTGAAGAAGAAGTAATGTTAAGTGGTTTTGGAGAAGCACCGATTAAGGGAGAAGGAGCAGCTGTCAACTATGACACAGCTCAAGAATCTTGGACATCACGTTTTACCCACGAAACAATAGCATTAGCATTTGCGTTAACAGAAGAAGCAATCGAAGATAACCTCTACGATACACTTTCTTCAAGATACACAAGAGCTTTAGCTAGATCAATGCAACAAACTAAACAAGTGAAAGCTGCTAACGTATTAAACAATGCGTTTAGTTCTTCATATGTTGGTGGTGACGGCGTAGAACTATGTTCTACAGCTCATCCGACTGTTGCTAACGTGGATTTAAGAAACGAGTTATCTACTCCAGCAGACTTAAACGAGACTTCTCTTGAACAAGCGTTGATTGACATCGCTGACTTCAAAGACGAAAGAAATCTTAAAGTCAATGCACAAGCAAGGAAATTAATAATTCCACCTGCTTTGCAGTTTGTGGCGGATAGACTACTAGAAACTCCAGGAAGAGTTGGTACTTCAGATAACGATATAAACGCACTTAGAAATATGGGAATGGTCTCAGAAGGCTATGCGGTTAATCATTATCTAACAGATACTGACGCTTTCTTTATCAAAACTGACGTGCCTAACGGACTTAAACATTTCGTTAGAACACCTGTATCAACTAGTATGGAAGGAGACTTCGAGACTGGTAACGTAAGATATAAGGCTAGAGAACGTTACAGCTTTGGTTGGAGTGACTGGAGAGGTATTTTCGGTTCCCCAGGAGCATAGTTCATTAAATTGAATAAATTAAAGGGAGCTTCGGCTCCCTTTTCTTTTGTTTAAGAATGATATACAATCAAAAGACTAGGATATATTAACTTGTTCTATAGACTGACCTAGCAGACAAGCCAAGACAATAGAACTTATTTCCTTAGGAGGAAATTATGGCAAACTCAACTTTTAGTGGACCAGTTAGGTCTGAAGGTGGTTTTGAACAAATTACAGTAACGGCATCAACAGGTGCAATTACAACTAATTTCGATATTGATTCAAGTGGTAACATTACTGATGTAGGATCAATTGCATCTGATGGTGCAATCTCTACTACGAGCACTATTGTAGGTAGACAAGTAATTGATACAACTTTTAACGCATCCGCAGCAGCAACAGGAACTTTAACAGCAGCTCAATCAGGAACTTTGTTTTTAATTGACGGCACAAATAATAACGTAATTACTTTACCTACTGTATCTACTGATAATGTAGGAGTTCATTATGAATTTTTACTAACGGTAGCTGTAGCTAGTGGTAAAACTACTACTATTGTACTTCCAGGTTCTGCCGTATCAGCATTTCAAGGAATGCTTTCTTT